CTCCAGGAGTGCATAGATATTAGCAAAGTCCCGGACGTCCCTGGAAAGACGATCCAGCTGATAGACCACCAGGACATCACAGAAGCCGCCCTTTATAAAAGACAGCATGTGCTGCAGATCCGGCCGGGACATATTCGCACCAGTAAAGTCTTCGTCAGAAAACTGTTGCCAGGAATCCACCTGTCCGGAGAACTTCGACTCGCAGTATTCCCGGTTCATCCGGAACTGATTATCGATTGAATCTGATTTATCAGAAAGTACGGATTTTCGTCCGTAGGAAAAGAACCTCATCGTCTCACCTCCCAAAAAAAGAGTATAAAAAATAAACCCTTGCGGATTTACGGAAACAGCTGTAAAATAAAAATTTATGATTTATGTCAAATCATACAGCTTCCGCAAGGAAGAACAGGTCGCCTAGTGTTCGCAGCACTGGGCGATTTTTTATTTTGCCATTTCGCTAACGGTGTGCAAACTTTCACACAGGCATCCACGCTGATCTGGCTAGATTTATACAGAGAGCGATATCGCTCAAGCTCATCCGCCAGACAGTAAATATGTTTACATGGAAGATGCCGGATTGCAAAGTCGGCGCATATGCAGCCTTCAAGATCGCACTGGTACGGTTCCTCAGCAGAGCCAGAGACAATATTCTTTTTAAGTTTGCGACCTGCCTTGATTCGTTTAACTTGTTCAAAGTCGGCATGAATACGAGAAGGCAACCGCCAAATTAACGGCTATTCTTACAACTTCCTTTCCCATAAATCACCTGTATTTTATCGCCATGAAATGAATTACAATTATTCCGTGTGCCCAGCCCTGGATCCTTCCTGAAAAGGGGGAGTTAAGGATGAGCAAAAAATACATTTTTCTAAACAGAAAAGACATCTACGCGATCTATTACCGATGTGCACACACGATCTATTATAATCTTGATTTTGACAACAAAACACAAATTATACTGATGCGATGAGGGACTAGGGGAACTGGGTACATTAACCCAGCCCGCCCTCAGTCTTATCCGAATCAACCAGTGGCGGGAACTTTTGCTCCAACTCCTCCGGCGTGTCAGGAATTCCAGCGTAGATGCTTCCATCTGAAAAAGCCTTTGCATTCGGATCGGCGACACCATCAAGAGCCGCCACAACATCAGTTATGAAATTGATGATCATTTCACGTGAGCCTGCCTTCAGGTTCACGTATTTTTCTATTAGAACCTGATCAGCATTTGACAGATCGTACTTCTTAACCAGGGCCTCCAGTTCGTCGCTAGCGTCCGGTGCAAACATTTCTCCGATTCCATTTCGGAGCCATTCTTCATTCACATTGAACTCGCGACAAATAAGAGAAATTATAGAGTCGACCGGTTCATTCCTGCCAATCTCATAATTCGCAATCGCCCCACGCTTAACACCAAGTCGATCAGCGAACTCTTGCTGCGTCAAATCGAGCTCTCGCCTGATTTTTCTAATTCGATCTTTCACATTTTCACCTCGCTTTCACATTTCCAATTATAAAGCCATGCGCGCAATAAGTCAAGCAACAAAATCACAATTTGCAACAAAAACACAAAATACCATTGACAAATGTGCGTTTATTGCATATAATAGCAACAGAAGCACAAAATGAAAGGAGAAAACACACCATGGCAGAAACTAAGAGATACACAGCTGAGCAGCTCAGAGACGCTGAGAAAATGACAGCAACCCTCGCGAACATTCCGAAGGAAAAGAGAACTCTCGTCATAATGATGACAAACTCATTCATGGCCGGAATGGAAGCACAGAAAGCCATTGACGATACAGCCAAAGCAGCAGCGCTGGTGGATGCGTAATACACATGGATGGCAGCGATGAAACAGACCGCACTGCAGGCAACAGCTATACGGCTGCCCCACACAAAAATCAGGGAGCAAACAGCGGACACCGAAGGCAAGGCACTGGTAATTCTGAACCGAGTACGGGATGCAAGGTTCACGGACACGATCGCAGTACGGTACTGGGATGAAAGCCAAGGAGCTCTCTACTTTGAAAAGGCCAGCGGAGAAAGAGTGAGGACAATGGGAATCAGAATGGAAGTCAAGCTGACGGACGGGTACCAGCAGCGCTTTACAAGTGCGTGCCTGGCTCAAATCGGAAACAGAAAAGAGGTAACGAAGATTGAAGATGGCAATGAAGGATGGAAAGATCATGCTGATCGGAGACTGCAGCAAGGAACTGCTGGACAAGCTCTCCAAAATCGTGAGACTGCCAAAGTTACAGGCAAAGGGCAAATCTACTTTGTAAATAAATTTCTTAGCTAAGCAAGAATAGGTTGATATGTAGGGAGTGTCCTGAAAATGAGGGTTTCAGATCAGGTGGGAACAGGGCAGATTGTCATTGTGGACAAATTAGTGGATAAGTATGTGGATAACTCAGGGAGAGAGAATGAGAAGAAAAGTATCAAAGAGAAAAAAGAAAGGTAAGATACTTCAAGGTGTAGTAGAAACTGGTGTCTGTATCGGAATGATAGGGTGGGTACTAATAGCATGGTTGACAGAGCCAATGCCAGATTGGAGTGAATACATCAATGAACACCATATCGGACAGGTAGAAATATCTGAAGGTTACTGGATGTCACAAGAAGATTATAAAGATTATGAGGCAGAAAGAGCAGCATATCTTGAGAGTGAAGCAGAGAGTGAAAGAGCCTTTATAGATGCTGTGATGAATGCACAATCTACAGAAAGTGTTCCAAGTATTGATGATAGGTGGACTAAAAAAGAATGCTATATGTTGGCTAAGCTGGCAATGGCAGAAGCTGAAGGAGAGGATATCAAAGGTAAGGCACTGGTGATAAGGACAGTGCTAAACAGGGTAAACTCTAGGATATTTCCAGATACGATTGAAGGTGTCATCATGCAAAAGAATCAATTCACACCGATACGAAACGGGAGGTATGACAGAGTAGAACCTGATGAGGACTGCTATGAAGCTCTTGAGATGGTAGAAGATGGATGGGATGAGAGCAAAGGAGCACTTTATTTTGAACGAAATACGGATAAGGATACTTGGCACAAAAAGAATCTGACAAAGTTATTCACACATGGAAATCATACATTCTACATAGGGAAGGGATGTGAGTAGAAAACATGAAGATGGCAATGAAAGACGATCAGATCTTAATCAGGGAAGTGGATAATATCCAATTTCAGATTATTAAGAGCTGGGGAAAGATGAAATGGAGCAGACAGACGCAGACATTAAGCGGGACAGCTGACATAGAACTGCTTAATAAACTTGCAAGCCTTGTGAGACTGCCAACAGAAATTGAAGATGAGAGAACTAAGTTGAACCGGGTAATGGCAGCAGTGGATAAAGAGAGGATGACGGAAGAGCCAAAGCCTCTTATAGTACCACCGGTCAAGGTGAAGTTATTCAAGCACCAAGTGAGAGGCTACAATATGGCACTGATGACGCTGGGACTGGTTGAACCAAAGAGATAAGGAGAATTCAAATGACAAGAAAAGAATTGCTGGAAAGTGCAATGCAATCTTATTTGGAAGATGACATTGGTAAAGAAGTAAAGAAGATGTGGCAATTATGATGATGCTCTTAAAAATTGCGAGATTAAAGAGTAACTATTACGAATCTCTGGACAGTTGGGTAGATATTGCAGGATATGCAGCCTGTGGAGTTGAAAGCTCAACGAAACAGGATAAAGCATCTGATGGAAGTAAACAGCAAAAGATAGGTATACAGGAAAATGAAAAATAAGAAAACAAGTAAGAACTATCAAAAGATTATCACCCAACTTGAAAGTCTGTATGCTCATGCGTCAGATATGGCAAGGGGAGATGATACAGACGATATATGGAAAGAAGATATGGAGGCTTTGCAGGAGGCAATTGATATCATATATGACTATGAGAAAGCTACCGAGCAGGCAACAGAGCTAATACAAAAATACGAAGTGGCAGAGCCTATAATACGGCGTGAGATGGGTATATATGTTTGTCCTCTGTGTGGCAAAAGAACAGAAGAAAATCATTCGCACTGCCACTGGTGCGGAAAGAAACTGCAATGGGACAAGTTCTCAAGGACAGGGAACAAAAGAGCACGAAAAAGGGACGAGCAAAATGGATAAATTGACAATGGGCTCTCTTTTTAGTGGAAGCGGTGGCTTTGAGCTGGCAGGGAGCAGATGCGGAATCAAGCCTTTATGGGCAAGTGAAATAGAGCCATTTCCAATACTTGTCACAGCTACACACTTTCCGGATATGGAACACTTCGGAGACATTAAGAAGATGAACGGAGGGCTAATCCCCAAAGTGGACATCATCACAGGTGGATCACCTTGTCAAGATATGAGTATAGCCGGAAAGCGTGAAGGATTAGATGGTTCACGAAGCAATCTGTTCAGAGAGCAGGTACGAATTGTGAAGGAGATGAGGAAAAGTGATGAGGCAGCAGGCAGAACAGGAAAACAGATTCGACCAAGATATATGCTCTGGGAAAATGTCCCAGGAGCATTTTCAAGCAATAAAGGAAAAGACTTCCGGTCAGTCCTTGAAAAAATTGCAAGAATCAAGGACAGCTCAGTATCAATCCCTATGCCTGAAAAATGGAAGAATGCAGGAAGCATCATGGGAGATGATTATTCTATCTCATGGAGAGTGCTTGATGCTCAATACTTCGGAGTTCCCCAGCGTAGAAAAAGAATCTACCTTGTCGCAGATTTTGGAGGTGACACCGCACCCGAAATATTATTTGAGCAAGACAGCTTGCGAGGGAATACTGAAGAGAGCCGAAAAGAGGGGAAAGGTATTGCCAACAATGCTAGAGATGGCTCTAAAGAAACAAATAGAGAGATACGATGCTTTGATATTGGAGACCGAAGAAGGAAGGGTAGCTGATCAAAGTGAAGTATCACCAACACTCACACAGAAGATGGGAACAGGTGGCGGCAATGTACCAATACTGATGGAAGCAAAAGCATTTCATTTGACACAGGATCCTATCAGTATGAAAATTTCTCCTTGCTTGACGCAGGGAAATCCAAGTGCAGGGCAAGCGACAATAGGTGTTGTTATTCCGATAGCAGATAAACACTCTGTGGCTTATTCAATTGACAGGGCAGCGTTCAATCAAGGAATGAATGCAAAGTATGACATAGGTATCACGAAAGATATTGCACAGACGATACATGGGACATACGCCATGCAGGGCTTTGGAGATTATAAGTCTTCGGATACAGCCTCATCAATTAAGCAAAGAGACTTTAAGGATGCTACAGATTTGGTTGTAGCTTTTGAACCTGGAACGGTTTCAAGAATAGGTGGACATTTTTATGAAGACGGAAAGACAGGAACACTCAGAGCGAAACCGGGAGACAATCAGCAGACAATTATAAGTGAGTATATCGTTCGAAGATTGACACCGACAGAGTGTGGCAGGTTGCAAGGCTTTCCGGATGGCTGGGCGGATAATCTGTCAATAGAAAATCCGACAGAAGACGATATCTTGTACTGGCAGATGGTGTTCAAAGAGCATTCAAAGGCACTAGGTATAGACAAAAAGGAAAAGACTGACAATCAAATTAGAAAGTGGTTGCAAAATCCGGAAAGTGATTCAGCCAAATATAAGATGTGGGGCAACGGAATAGCACTATCGTGTGCAATGATGGTGATGGAGAAGATTAGTGAAGTAATAAAGAGAGGAGGGTGATTGATGGCATTACAAAGTGGCAAAGGCTTTGGCTTTCTATTTGAAATGGGCTGTGGAAAGACATTGACCGCAATAGCAACGCTTGGGACTGCTTATAAGCTGGGCAACATAGAAAAGGTATTGATCATTGCCCCTACATCGGTATGTTCTGTATGGCCCAAGGAGTTTGAGGATTATGCAGACTTTAAGTCAGTCGTTAAAGTATTGCTTGGGGACAAGAATAAGAGGATTAAAGCCTTATCAGATCTTGAGAATTTCCCGTTCAAGGCACTCAAGGTTGCTGTTATTAACTACGAAAGCACATGGCGTGAAGAAATATTTGAGGCTCTTTATAAGTGGAATGCGGATATGATTATCTGCGATGAGAGTCAAAGAATAAAGACACACGATGCTGAGCAGTCTAAAGCAGTCCACAAGTTGGGAGACCAGGCAAGGTATAAGCTTATTTTGTCGGGTACGCCGGTGCAGAACAATGTGATTGATTTATACAGCCAGTACAGGTTCCTAGATCCAACTGTGTTTGGGACAAATTTCTATCAATTCAGAAATAGATATGCAATTATGGGAGGCTTCAATAGGCATCAGATTGTGGGATACAGAGACCTTGACCAGTTAATTCAGAAAGAGCATTCCATCGCTTACAGAGTAACAAAGAATGAGGCGTTGGGTTTGCCAGAGCAGACATTTCTTGAGAGGCGTATCATTATGTCGGCAAAGGAGAAGAACATCTACGACCGAATCAGGCGTGAGAGCTTCACGGAGCTTGATGATAGGGGACAGGTGACAGTTACAACTACAACAGTGCTAACAAAGCTACTGAGATTACAGCAGTTCACAGGGGGATTCTTAATCGCAGACGGACAGGATAAAGTAGAGTTTGTAAGCAAAGGAAAGCTGAATGCACTGGAGGAAATTATTGATGACTATGTGGTGGATGCGAGGAAAAAGCTGGTAATCTTTGCAAGATTTAGACCAGAAATAGACCTAATCGGACAGATGCTGAAAAAGAAGAAAATCCGTTACGGAGAAATCTATGGAGATGTGAAACTGGAGGCTAGAGGTGACATAGTCAAAGATTTTCAGACAAATAAGGATACGAAAGTATTCCTTGCCCAGATTGATACGGCAGGACTTGGAATCACACTGACCGCAGCAGACACCTGCGTGTATTATTCGGTCAACTTCAACTATGCAGCATACAGTCAGAGCCTTGCCAGAATCCACCGTATCGGGCAGAAAAACACTTGCACCTATATCCATTTGATAACAGAAGGAACGGTGGATGAAACAATTCTGAAAGCACTGGCGAAAAAAGAGGACCTTGCAAAGACGATAGTGGATGAATGGAGAAATTATTTTTAAAGGAGCAAACTATGGAAACAGTAATGGCACTTGACGACAAAGTAAGAGCTTACAAGGAGCTACTGGATAAGAAGGACGAGTTGGCAGAACAGACCAAGCTCAACAATAAGGCAGTAGAAGAATTAGAGCAAGAAATTGCTCAGATGATGGTTGATGAGGAAAAACCTGATACTACGGTGGATGGCTTCAAGTACAGCCTGCAGGAGAAGGCCATCTATTCAAAAATCGGTGAAGACAAACTGATGGAGAAAGGACTGGACTTCTTCGAGGTACTCCGTGAGGAGGGATTTGGAGATCTTATCGTGGAAAGGGTAGACACAAGGACGCTAAATTCAGCAATGAATAACCTTGTAGAGGAAACAGGAGAGCTGCCAGAAAGTCTTGCCGAATGTCTGAATGTTTATTCACAGTTAAAGGTTTCTAAGCGTAAAGCAAATACAAAGGCATTAAGTAGAGCAAAGAAAGCACAGGAGGTGTGAAAAAGAAATGACTACGATGGAGGAATATATGGAGTCATTGGAAAGTGATGATGATAATTTTGAAGAAGTAGTAGAGGAGAAATAAAATGGCAAAGATTAATCTTACGATTACAAAAGCAAAAAAAGAACAAATTTGCGTCAAGGTTTTAGTAAGTGGGCCCTCAGGCAGTGGCAAGTCTTATTCAGCACTCAGACTGGCAACAGGTATTGCAGGTAGGGTAGGTGAAGGAACAAAGATTGGTTATATCGGAACAGAGGGTATGAGAGACAAACTCTATGCAAACGAGTTTGACTACGATCTTATCAGTCTTGAAGAGTACAGTCCTGACTATTACATTGCTGCTATAGATGCATTCTTAGATGCAGACTATAAAGTAATCATTATTGATTCAATGACTCACCTCTGGAACTGGGTGCAAGATCAGGTGCAGCTCCAGACAAAAGATAATACATTCCAGGCGTGGGGAAAATACAAGAAAGAGAATAAAAAGATTATTGAGAAAATCCTGCTTGCTCCGGCACATATCATAGTGACAGCAAGGGGCAAAGATGAATATGTACTAGAAGCCAATAGCCGTGGAAAGATGGCACCAAAAAAGGTCGGAGTTGGTGCACAGCAGGATAAGGATATTGAGTATGAGTATATGGTGACTTGGATGATTGATCAGGACACACATCTTGCAGAAGCAGTGAAAGACAATACTCATATTTTTGAGGGTAAAATTCAGGTTCTGGATGAGAAGTCCGGAGAAGCACTCTATGATTGGGCAAACGATGGAGACCCGGTCAAAAGTCCGAAGGAGAGAGCCGAAGAGGTCAAGCGCATTCAGGATGAGATCACGGCGAAGGCTGCCAAACTCGGTGGCACGAAGAACAAAGAAATGATGGAGTGGTATAAAGAGAAGTTCAACGGCAACCACAAGAACTGCAAAGATCTTGACTTTTTAACACAGGCACTCACAGAGATGCAGAAATTCAAAACCATAGCGACAAAAGAAACAAACCAAGGAGGAAAAAAGGATGAATAAGGTAATTATTATAGGCAGGTTCACCAGAGACCCGGAAGTGAGATACACCGCAAATAATACCTGCTATGCATCGTTTAGCGTGGCGATAGACAGGCGATACAAGCAGGATGGGCAGCCAACCGCCGATTTTCCAAGAGTAATCGCATGGGGTAAAACTGCAGAATTCATTGAAAAATACTTCCACAAAGGAATGAAAATTGCTATTGACGGAAGAATTCAGACAGGCAGCTACACAAATAAGGATGGTCAGACGATTTACACTACGGATATCGTTGCAGAAAATGTGGAATTTGTAGAAAGCAAAGGCACATCAGAAAGTAACAGGAGTACAGGAAATGCACCAAGTCCAAGCGTGACCGATGACGGATGGATGAATATACCGGATGATGTTGATGATGAGGAATTACCGTTCAATTAAAGACAGGAGGCAGGAGGCAGGAGGCAGTATGAAGCCATTACACGGAAGTTTTGATTATTTGATACAAGGGGAGTGCCTTCAGGTAGGAGATGTTATAGATTTTGAAACGCTTTACCATTTTGCAAACAATTCTGTTTTTGAAAAGGATGGGATATTTCAAATGGAGTATGTGGCAGAAGTTATTGGCGAAATAGCACTCTATGACACTATAGCAAAAGCGAATAAATATGCACCTTGGAAGTATGCAGGTCAGTGTGAAAAAGGACATACAGAGAACAAGAACCCTGCACTGATGCCGTTTGTGTATGTATGTTCAAGATACAGAGCGAAGTCACACGAGGAAAGACTGCAAAATATTGAGCTTGCCAAGCACGCCTGTGAGAGAATAGTTCACGAGGGTGCAATCCCAATAGCACCGCATTTATACTTTACAAGATTCTTGGATGATAATGATGAGTGCGAAAGAGAATTTGGAATGGGGGCAGGGAAGAAGTTGATGGGAATCTGCAGTTCATTCTTTGTACTTACTGTGGACGAGGAAATCAGCGAGGGTATGGATGAAGAGATTAAGTATATGACAGAAGTGCTTGGACTTGAGGGAAGCCACAAGAATTATACAAAAGAAGAGGCTCAAAGGATTGTAAGACAAAGATTGGAGAAATGATATGAAGGTAGAAGGAGTGGATCTTGACCGCTTGGTAGACTATAAAACTGAATACACCCGTATCATCAAAAAATATCATATTACAGGAGATAATCTAACAGGTCTGTGCCCATTCCATGATGATAAAAACCACTCATTCTCGGTTGACTTAAAAACTGGATGTTGGAAGTGCCACGCTGAAGA